GTTTCCCAGTCACGATCATGAGGATGATCGTGTAGATATTAAAGGTGACTTGGAAATCAAAGCAACTGGTACTAGCTCAATGCAGGCTAAGGAAGTTCGATCAACTCGATTGAATACATTCCTACAGCTAGCAGCTAACCCAGCACTTGCACCGATGATTAAGTTCCCAACTGTTATCCGTGAACTTGCAATCTCTATGGATGTAGATCCTGATGAGATTCTAAACAACCCTGAAGAGCAGCAGATCTATGCAGCGCTTATGGGCACGCAGAACATGCAACAACCAGCCGGTCCTGCCGGTGCTCCTCCAGGTACCATGGGTCCAGGTGGAGATGGTTTTACAGGTAATACAGAAGGCGCTGGCAATCAGCTAGGCCTTAATGGACAGGAGACATTAAGTGACGCAGGACCAATTGCTCCGGCAGCTTAAGCCGTTAACTGTCTATCCCCAGTGGGAGGTCTTGGAGAAATACCTTGACCTACTCACTGATCAGCACCTTAGTGCCTTAACCAATACAACTTCTTGGGAAGACACTAAGTATCTACAGGGGCGTATAGCTTCTATAAAAGCTATTAAGTCTCTGCCATCCACTATCCAATCAATGGATAGATAATGAAAGCTACCCGTACTAACTCCCCACAAAGATGGATACCTTGTTAGTCGGCCTTTATGGACTTTTTATATATGAGTGATACAAAAACAGTTGTTGCCAAACCTTACTTCAACATGGCCGTCGAAGAGACCCTTAACGAAGAAGACAACGGCAACGATCAGAACCCGAATACTAACTCTACTGGCTCAGAGAATGCATCTCAGACTACCCAGACAGATACCGGAACGGCTACCTCTGATAGTGAAGAACAGCTATACAAGGAACGCTACGTTAATCTGAAGCGCTACCACGACACATCTATTCACGAAGCTCGCAAGCAAGTTAAGGACTTGGAAGTTAAACTCCAATCCTCTGCTAGCTCTATTACTCCTCCTACTAATGCAGAGGAACTAGAGACGTTTAAGCAAGAGAACCCTGACCTGTACAAATCTTTGGCACAGCAACTCACTCCAGCTGAATCAGTTGTCAGTGTAGATGCTTTCCAACAGATGCAAGATGAATTGATTCAGACTCGTCAAGAGCGTGCGCTAGACCAGATTAAAACTGCACACCCTGATATGGTAGATATTGTAGCTGATCCAGTTTTCAACACATGGGTTGAAGCACAGACAGTTGCAGTACAAGGTATGGTAAAAGATAACTCTGAGGATGCTAACGCATTCATTCGTGCCTTAGATCTTTACAAACTGGACAACGGTATTACCTCCTCTGTGAAAGGAAATCCTTCAACGGATTCCGTTTCCGATGCCTCGGCTGCTGATGCAGTTACACTAACAGGTGCATCAACAGACGTAGGTGAAGTTAATGGTCGTATCTGGTCTCGTTCTGAGATCGGAAAGCTCAGCCCACATGAGTTTGAAATGTTTGAACAAGATATTGAACAGGCTCGGGCTGAAGGCCGAATTGTAAATTAAACTAAATTATTTAAGATAAGGTATTTATCATGGCTCATTTTGCAGGCGCGAATACACTAAACTTTGGTGGCGCTACCCCAACTGGTAACTTTGTACCAGAAATTTATTCTCAAAAAGTATTGAACTTCTTCCGTCGTAAGTCTGTTGTAGAAGGTATTACTAACTCTGATTACTACGGTGAGATCTCTTCTTTCGGTGACACTGTAAACGTAATCAAAGAACCTACCATCACTATCTCTGACTTCCTGACAGGTGATACTGTAACTCCTCAAGCTCTGACTGATGACCAGATTACTCTGGTACTTGACCAAGCTAAGGCGTTCTCTTTCCGCGTTGACGACATCGAAGCTAAAATCTCTCATGTTAACTGGACTTCTCTGGCTACTGATTCTGCGGCATACAGCCTGAAGAATGATTACGACCAGAAGGTTCTGACTTTCATGGCAGACGAGACTGGTATCCTGGCAGCTAACGTTGTTAACGATACTGCTTTTGCTAACCTGACTGACCTGACCGCTGCTGACGACCTGCTGAATGCAATGTCTGCACTGGGCACAAAGCTGACTAAGCAAGACGTTCCTGAAGAAGGTCGTTGGATTGTACTTCCTCCAGAAGCTATGGAAGTTCTGGCTAAAGCCGACTCTAAGCTGCTGAACATGGATTACAACGGTGGTGTTTCTGATCTACGTAACGGTCTGGTATCTACCGGTACTCTGCGTGGTTTCCAGGTTTACATGACTAACAACGCTCCACAGTTCGACACTACTGGTACTGTTGAGACTCACCACGTAATGATGGCTGGTCACATGTCTGCATGTGCTACCGCTAACGCTATCGTTAACACTGAAAGCTACCGTTCACACGATACTTTCGCTGACGTAGTACGTGGTCTGCACGTATACGGTCGTGCGATCGTTCGTCCTGAAGGTCTGGCGATCAACCACGCTACCTTTACTGGCGTTTCTCTGTAATCTTAATTGACTACTAGAGTTTTATAAGAGAGGGGGCTGGCCTGGCGCTGGTCCCCTTTTCTTTTATCTGCATTGCGAGGAAAGTATGGCTAAGACATACATTGAAATAATTAATATTGCGCTGCGTGACATCAACGAAGTGCCTCTTACAGATACTACGTTCTTAACACCTCGTGGTATACAAGCGGCAGTCAAAGAAATGACTAACCGTGCCTACGCAGATATTCTGAATTACTCCAAGGAATGGCCTTTCCTAAGTGCGACTGAAGGTACATTGCTTAATACTGTTACAGTAGAAGACACACAAGAATATCAATTCCAAGACGGCTTGGATTCCATAGACTGGGATTCATTCTTCATTGTCTCTGATGACAATGTTATTGGTCAACCTCTACAGACAATCAATGTTGATTTCTACACTCAACATCTGAAGTCTCAAGACCTTGACAACGGTTCAGGTATACCTATGTTTGTATATCGTACCAAAGACAACAACGGGTTTGGACTGTCTCCGGTCCCTAACGACCGTGGTTACACAGTTTCTTTTTCCGCTTGGAACGACCCTGCTCTTCTTGTCAACTCTTCTGATGAGATTGCAATCCCAGATCGTTACTATAATGTACTGATCTCTCGTATTCGTTATTACCTGTGGATGTTCCGTGAGAACGCACAGCAAGCATCCTTTGCGATGAATGAGTACGATCGAGGCGTTAAACAGATGCATAGGGATTTGGTAGAGAAGCAATCTATTAACATGAGGGCTGTATAACATGCCAGCCACTCTTCAACACACTAAGGTTTCTTGTCGTGGTGGTTTAGATTTACGATCAACCTCACAAGAACTACTCAGTAAGCCTGGGTTTGCTCAACAACTAGATAATTTTGAGAGTGAACATAGAGGCGGTTATTCAAAGATTAATGGCTATACCAGCTACGGTACAAACGTTGTACCTGGTACTGGGACTATTAAGGGTATCGAGATCTTTAACGACTCTATCCTAGTAGCGCGTGGTGATGATCTATATCACACTTTCGATACCATGACTTGGGTACAGATTAATAAAGAAGTTTCTTCTGTGGATCACGCTACGTTAGTTGGAAGTCCTAGTACCTCTCTTAATAGCTCTGCCACTGATGTTAAGATCCTACCATACTCCCACGGTACTGTTACTGAAGAACAGATTGTAACTATAGTCAATGGCTATGATGAGGTTATGGTATTCACAGTAGATGGTACGGATCACACAAATGCTACATACTCTTTTGAGTTTCTTGATGAAGGTATTACAGCTGCACCTGCTGGTGCCTCCTGCGGTTATGTATTTAAAGATCAAGTATATCTAACAGGAGTAGCTGAGTTCCCAAGCTCTCTCTATGTTAGCTCATTGACAGACCCTAAGACATACAATGCTACACAGTCTGGTGAGTTCTCTATTGCAGACCCTATCAAGGCATTACAGCCTTTCCGAGATCAGATGGTTATCTTTGGAAAGAATAGTATCTTTACATTGAAAGATGCAAACAATACTAACACAACACTAACAGCTGTTACAACTGACATTGGTTGTATCCACGGTAACTCTGTTCAAGAGATTGGTGGTGACCTAGTCTTCTGGGCTAAAGATGGTTTACGTACTCTAGCCGGTACAGATAA